ATACACATCTGACGGAAAACTAACAAGACTAAACGAAGCTGTAAAACAAAATGTAAAAATATATCTTTCACAATATAGAGTATTGACAGACGCAATAAATTTAAAAGACGCTTATATTATTAATGTAGGTGTAAGATTTGCAATCACGGTAAAAAGAGGATTCAATAAAAACGAAGTATTATTTAAGGCTATACAACAAGTTAAAAAATTCTTTGAAACTAAAAAATGGCAAATAAATCAACCAATCGTATTAAGTGATATAGCTTATGTAATTGGATTAGTTGATGGAGTCGTTACAGTAGTTCCACCACAAGATAATAATCCAAATAAAAATCTTGTAGTTATTGAAAATAAACACAAAGTTGCAGAAGGATATAGTGGAAATATCTACGATACAGATGCAGCTACAAGAGACGGAATAGTCTACACTTCATTAGACCCAAGTATATTTGAGGTTAAATATCCTAATGTAGATATTGAAGGTAGAGTAGTAGGAGATAGATAATGCATTATTTTGAATTTAATAAAAGAGATGCAACCATATATTCAGGTGCAACCACATCATCAAGAAACACAGGTTTAGATGAAATATTAGAAATTAATAAAGAAGTTGCAGAAAACGGAACGGTACAGAATATATCAAGGATATTAATTGACTTTGATTATTCTTTTATTTCCCAGTCCATACAAAGTGGTAAAATACCTTTGTCAGCAAAATATTATTTAAATTTATTTGACGCAACATCACAAGAAGTAGAGGCGGAACAAAATGTATTTGTGTATATGGTTAGTGGTAGTGCTTGGAAACAAGGAACAGGAAAACTCGACCACAATCCCGTAACACAAGACGGAGTAACATATCAATACCGCGACCACGAAAATACAACACCTTGGGTTACAGGCTCAGTATTGACTGACGGAGGTGCTTGGTTTACAGGTAGTATGAACGGACAATATTCAGTAAGTGCTTCATACGGACTAACATTTGATAAAAAAGATTTAAGAGTAGATGTTACGGACTTAGTAAAAAACCATATCTATTCAAGTTCATTATTTCCAAATAGAGGCTTTTTAGTCAAGAGAGAATCACTATACACAGGTTCAAGTGATTTCTCATACAATCCAGGAAGTGATACAACAAAAGATGAAAGTAGTTCTGATAGATTAGGAAACCTAAAATACTTTGGTAGAGAAACACATACAATCTACCCACCTAAATTAGAAGTAGTTTGGGACGATAGTTCTTGGAATACAGGTAGTTTATCAGCACTAAGTTCAACAGATTTAGAAAGATTAAAAGTTTATTTTAAAAATTTAAGAACAGAATATAAAGAAAAATCAGTAGTAAAATTTAGAGTTGTCGGTAGAGAGTTATATCCTACAACTGCTTTTGATACGACACCAGCAGAACTTACTGTAAAATATTTACCAAGTGCATCTGCTTTTTATGAAGTAAGAGATGCAGAAACAGAAGAAGTAATTATTCCTTATGGTAGTGGTTCTAAAATTAGTTGTGATACAACAGGTAATTTTTTCAATTTACAAATGGACGGATTACAATCAGAAAGAAATTATCGTTTTTGTATTAAGGTCGTAAGTGGTAGTGGAACAACAGACGAACAGATAAATTTCTATGATGATGATTATGAATTTAGAGTGGTGAGATAAAATGCCTTATTTACCTTCACAAGCGAGATTGAAGTCAGACGCATACCAAAAAATTCTTGATGCGGATATTACAGAACAAGACGAAAAACTTAGAGACTTGATTGCAAAACAACAAGTGTCAGGTTCAGTTGATGCTAATAATCCTACAAGAGATGAAGACGGATTTTTGGTTTCAATAGAAGACCCAAGAAATCCAGGACAAGCTGCAGAGGGTATTACAGAAAGTGTTCGTATTGAAAACAAACAACAATTTTTCAACGATAGATATTTAGGAAACATTAATCAAACTTTCTCTCACTTTACACCACCAAATGATGTTGATGTGCCAAATGATGATGATATTGTAGATGCTGTTGAAGAAGTAAAGGCTGCAGCTGATTTAGGTGAAACAACAGACCCATACAGACCAATCATTGTAAAATTTATTGATGAAGTATTAAGAGAAAAAAGTTTAAAATCTTCACAAATAAAAGCTTCGTCAAAAATATTTTTTACAGGTATAAATGTAGATGGCATAGAAAGTATTGATGAAAATATATCAAATGATAAATTAAATTCTTTGATTGCAAAAGTTATTTCTGCATTTCCACCAGGTAAGAAAAGAGCTATGACACTTATTGGGTTTGTGAAACAAATAAAAACTTATCAAATAGATTTAAAAATCGCATTAGATTTGCGAGATTACGCAACTATACTAAGAGATTTTATTTTTACAAATAAAACTTTAAGAAGATTTTACAAAGAACTTGGATTGCCTGAAACCTTTACTACACAAACAGGAACTGAGTTCAATATTATAACACCACCAACACTTACAGAAGAAAACGGACAAGTGGTATCAACAGATGACGAAGAAGAATTAAGAGGTAAAGGATACATTATCTAATGGCTAGAGAATACGGATTTACACAACAAGAAAAAGACACTTATTACTTAGGTAAGAGAGTTTATAGTAGTTGGGGTCGTGATGATGACAACGATTATATAGCGGCTTTTGTTTATAGTGTTCCTGGTGATGTATTACTAAAAACATTGTATATTCCGAGAGAAGATGTTTCTTTTTCTAATGAGGGATTTATTGATATAAACATAGGACAACATCTAAGAAACTTCGGTTATACTGACGGAGAGTATAGAGTTGTGTATAAATTTTTAAGACGAGTTGCTGGTGTTGATGCAGAAGTTTTTGTTGATGATGAGGGTAATCAATGGCTTGATGAAGTTGAAACAAAGGAAATAAACGGAGAAACAAAGTATTATACTTCATCACCACAACCTGGCATTGACGAACAAGACACCACACTAAAAAAAGAATTATTTATTAAAGACGCTAAATATTTTATAGATGGAATATCACCAGATAGAACAGAAGTATTAGTCGAAGTAGATGAGAATATTCAGAACGAGGAAATGCGTGAGGACTTTCAAACTATGGGTAGAACAATAGAATACAAATCTATCAAAACAGACGAACAAGGTGGTATTAAATTTGACCAAAAAAATCCATACATATTAGAATTTGAAATAGATGAAGAGGATAGAGGATTTACACAAAATATGGTAGGTGGAGAAATTATTATTCCTAACTTATACAAGTTAGATGGATTTGAAGAATTAGATAATGACGACGCAATCGTAGATGAAATTGACGAACCAGATTGGTCGCCTTTTCCTGACGATTCACCACCACCGCCAGATTTACCAGATGAACCATTTGAAGAACTTGAAGTGGAAGTTGGAGACCCATTAAGTCCTGATGTAGGATTAGGAGGATTTAGTTAATGCCAGAATATTCAGAAAGTCAAAGAAGTTTCGAGAGAACTGAAGGAGAAACACAAGGTCAGGCAGATTTTCGTGCAGCTACCGCTGCGACATTAAGTAGGTATGGTAATAGAATAAACCTACGAGGTGCAATGAGAAATGCTTATATTGAACCACCAGTAACTGCACCTGGTGAACAAGGTCCAAGACCTATTGGTTTTTTAAGAGACTCATCATATTTTGCAGACCAACCAAGACTTTATCCTGGATTAAAAGCTTTAAATCTTGACAAAAAAAGGGTGTTGACAAAAGTAAAGAAAAAGAAAAAAGAAAGAATCATTTCTAAAAAAAGAGCACAAGTCAAGATTAAAAACCAAGATTATAGAGGTAGAATTTTAGAGGTTTTAGATTCAAATAGAATTAGAGTTGCGGTGTCATATGAGGACGGAGTTAACACTACAAAACATAAAGGTCAAGACCAAAGAGCAGAAACATTCAAATATTGGAGAGTAAATTATGAAAAAACCAATATTGAAAGATTTAAAACTTATATGGTTTGTGATAATGATTATTACCTATTAGTAAACGATAGATTAAATGCAGATGAAAAATCAAGAGTTGTTAAATTAAAACAACCACTTCAAGAAAATAAAAATACTTTAGATAAAGTTTACTTTGTAGAAAAAAGATTACCTGACTATGAAGAAAGAGTAAGATTAGTTCCATTTATAGATAGGCCGGACGACGGAATATTTTTAAGAATTCCTAATTTAAATTCAGTAGATAATCCAATTAATTTTCAAGGAACTAATTTTAAAAATCAAAATGATTTATTAGGTAGTGATACACAATTAAATTTTGACTTACAAGAAAAACTAACATCAGGTAGTTTATTAGATGTTCAACCAAATATTGATTATCAAAAAACAACAGTAGATTTAAGATTTGATGTTGATGATACAGGTTTTGGAAACTACATAAACTTTTCATCAGCAGAAAGAAGGTTGAATAATTTCAAAAGAAAGTTAGAACTAATTGAAAGTCATAACACATTAAGTTCATCATTAGTATCAGTATCGAGTTCGTTATCTACAATTCAAGAAGAAGAACATAAAAGACAAAGAGTGATAAATTCTTTTGACCCGTTTGAACATTATATGTATTTTGAAAGTTCTTCTTATGTTAGTTCATCATTAGGACAATTCCACGATACAGCTTGGCCTAAAACTAATTCTTCAAAACCATATACATTAGCTTCTACAACAAGTGCACAAGCTACAACTTGGTATGATAATATGATACTAAGTGCATCAAACTATGACCAAAACAATGTAAATAGTTTAAGAAACACTTTACCAGAACACATTTATGCAGATGCACAAAACAATGTATTTTTAGAATTTATGGATATGGTCGGACAACAATTTGATGAGGTTTGGACCTATGTAAAATCATTAACAGATGTTAATAAAAAAGTAGAAAAAGTATCTGAGGGTATTTCAAAAGATGTAACATTAGAATTTGCAAAGGCTCTTGGATTAGAATTATATTTAGGAAATGATTTAGTTGACTTACCAGAATTTTTACTTGGTAAAAATGCAGACGGAACTACAAAAAATACAAAATCATCAGAAGATATTTCAGAAGAGATATGGAAAAGAATTTTAGCTAACTTACCTTTCTTTATCAAAGCAAAAGGAACAGAAAGAGCAGTCAAAGGATTACTAAGTTGTTATGGTATTCCAAGTTCTATACTTAGAGTTCGTGAGTATGGTGGACCAGATAAAGGCACAAGAGTTAGTTATGAAATAAAAAGAAAGTTTACAAGAGCATTAGATTTCAAAGGTTCACAATACATAAAAGTTCCTTGGAAAAATGATTCAAATGGTGAAGTTCCACAAACAATAGAGTTTAGATACAGAACACCATACAAAGCAAACCAAGTGTTATTTAAAAAAGCAGCTGGATTTGCAATACAACTTATCAATAGTGGTTCTACTGAATATGGTAATGTAAGATTTGCAGTAAGTAGTTCAGGTACGGGTGTATCACATTTAGACACACCAAAATTAAAATTATTTAATGATGATATGTGGTCAGTTATGTTGACAAGAGTATCGTCAAGTGGAGAACAATTAGTCGATAATAATGCGAGTAGAAGTGTTGATTATGAAATAACTGCAAAACAATATGATTCTACAAGACAAAAGATTTTGTTTGAAGGAAGTTCAAGCTTGACCGTAGACGGAGCGTCTGCTTTATCTGCATCTTATAACCAAAGAGTTGTAAATAACTCTAACGATTCAGTTTTTATCGCTGGTAATGGTAATAATTGGGGAAGTCAACAATTTAGTGGTTCTATGATGGAATTTAGATATTGGTCAGAACCATTAAGTGCGAGTGTGTTTGATAATCACGTTAGAACACCAAAAGCTTACAATGGAAATACATCAGCGTCTTCCTATGATGACCTATTACTTAGATTACCATTAGACGACAATAAAAATTTACAAACTAATCCAACGGCATCTAATTTAGCATATATAAAAACTTATCAAGGAAATATTAGTGGTAGTAATATAAATGGATTTACAGGAAACTTTTATAGAACATTAGTAGACCAAGAGAAATTAAAGGTGCCTAATGTTGGACCAAGTCGTAGAAATGCAACGAAGATTAGAATAG